TAATTAAATTTCCACCATCTGCTGCTTGTATGTCATCTGCTTTTACAACTGAACCACTGATCGTAGTTGTTGCACCGCATTTAGTGACTACTGCACCGCCGCATTGGTTTTCTATGTTATCTACTTTTATTTTACTTGCCATAATTATTGAAATTTGTACCTTATTATTACAACACCACTGGATCCATTTCCACCACCACTACAATTAAACCCAGCTCCACCACCACCGCCAGATCCTCTATTAGCAGGGCTTGCATTTGCTCCTGATCCATTTGGGTTATCCCCACCAGAACCAGCACCTCCACCGCCACCATTTCCACCACCTGCGGCAGGAGGTTCGCCACCACCACCACCGCCACCACCAGCGTAACTTGTGGGGCTACTTGAAATCGCTGAAACTACTTCAGAACCACCATCTCCACCCCTACCTGCTGGAGCTGAATCAGATGCAGGAATACCTGCTCCGCCTGCTCCACCACCAGAACCACCTGTGTATTGAGGGCCGCCTTTACCATCACCACCATCATTTCCTTGAGGAGGAGATGTAGGAGGTGTATTACCAGTTCCTCCTGGTGTACTTTGATAAGTACCGCCACCACCAGAACCACCTGGTTGACCATTACTTTGTATAGCTCCGGGAGAACCTCCAAAACCACCACCTGCTGATGTATATATTGAAAAAACTGAATTTGATCCTGACCCAGCTGATCCTAAACCTGTTGGTGCTCCTGGTCCACCGCCACCAACTGTAATTGGATAACCTTGTGCTGACACAGGTTCAGAAACACATGTTGCTAATGGACTAGCTGTCCAAGGTGCTCCAGTTGCTTTTGATTCTCTAAAACCTCCTGCTCCTCCACCACCGCCACCACCGCCTGGATTGTTAGAACCACCACCACCTGCACCACCAGCAACAATCAAATAATCTACACTATTTGATCCTCTAACATTACCTGCACAAGTAACTGTAAAAGTACCAGGTCCTGTAAAAGTATGAATTTTGTAATCGCCACAACAAGTAATTGTTCCTCCTGTTGCTGCTACATATGCAGGAGGTAAAATACCTGATTTTTCATTATTATTAACTGGAACCCATCCTTGAGTTCCATCAACATAAACTAAAGTTATTGCATCTCTATTTTCATAAATTGTTGCATCATCTGTTCCACCTTCAATGTTTGATCCGTTTCTTGCAATTGTAATGTTGTTAGTTGCAGCTGTTCCTGCGTAATCTGCTACAGCCACGATGTCTCCCGCACTTGGTGATGCTGGTAGCGTTACTGTTATAGCTCCAGAAGTCGTATTTACAAAATATCCATTACCACTAACTGCAGTAAACGCTGATGTCTTTGCTGTAGTGTCCCAATCAACAGTTCCAGTTCTTCCAAAACCTGTTTGACTACCATTATTAACAACAGTAGTTCCAGAAGGAAAAGTTATTGTATCACCAGAAGCACCAACTGTTAAATTAGTTCCACATTGATTAACAATATTGCCACCATCAGAAGCTTGAAGTGTATTTGACTTTACTATGTTTCCAGGAACTGTAACTGTTTTACCAGAAGATCCTACAGTAATAGTGCTACCACATTGTGCGTCTATTTCATTAACTTCTATCTTACTCATTAAATTATTACCAATGTCCCTGTTATAGTTTGTGTTCCAGTAATAGTTACTGGTCCTGCTAATACTCCTGAATCCATTGTTTGAACTTCATCTAATGTAGAAGCATGAGTTACAACATAACCTGTTGCTTCCATTACTGGTGACATTGCTTTTTTAGCAGGGATGGTACAAAAGACTTCTTTCTCTCCTGAACCGAAATCAATTTTAGCTGTGGTACCTAAGTTATTACTTATCACTGTGTCTCTTGAAAGAGTATCTGGAGAGGCATCGGTTACTGTACCAATACCAACTTCAAACTTATCTGTACCTGTTTCTGTGATACAGTAATACGTAGTATTAGTTGTACCTACTCCAGCTACAAATGTTATAAAGTCTTGTGAAGCACCAGCTAGGTTTAACGTTCCCGTTCCCGAGGTAGTGCTTGTCTCTTTAACTCTATCGTTAATGACAAGTGCCATCTAAACCTCTCTTACGTTAATCTTAATATTGCAGCAGATGTTGTAAATGCAGGGAACTGAATTGTAAATGTTCCTGCAGTTGCAGTTTTATCTCCACCAAAATCTAAAACACAAACAGCATCAGTAGTACCTGAACCACCGTCAGTTGTTGTATTATAAATTAAAGCTCCTCTAGCTGTTAATGTTACTCCTGTAAAAGATAGATCAGCAAAGTCAGTAATTGCTATTGCTGAAGATACTTTTACTCCTTGATTAACAAGTGCTTTACCACCTGCAGTATATCCTGAAGAAGTTACTTCAGTATTAGATCCACCACCTGGGTTTGTTGCATAGTTTTCTGTTGAAGCACCTAAAGTTGCTGCTGATGTATACATCGCTAATTTATATGTATCAGATGATGTATCAAAGTCGTGTTTTCCTTGAAGTAATTCTTTTTTAAAAGAATTACAAATTGCGTTAGTTGTTATAGCCATAATAGTTCTCCTTTAATTTTATGGTGATGGTGAAGGTATCTTAACTCTTGGTACCCCATCATCGTATTCTGCTCGTCTTCTTCTCCCCATTTGTTGGAGAGCAAAATTCTGTACACCTTCATTATACTTACTTTTATACAGATTGTACATATCCATCGGTCCTTTTAAAAATCCATAAGCCTCTGCTAAAACGCCATCTAAAAGCATCCCTTGTTGGTATTCTGATAAGTAAGTATTGTTACTTGATGTAAAGCTAGGGGGTGTGATGATATAATTAAGTTGTACTGCATATGCTTGGTCTGGTGTAGGTGCAACTACAATAGATGTTTCATCCCAGTTAGCATAATATTTTGGAAGTCCTGTAGCTCCACTACCATTATATTCTGTTATAAAACTAGTATCTCTTTTTTCCATAAAAGTTCTAGTTCCAGATTGATCAGTTGTACTAAATACTTGTAAAGATCTAATAATTAAAAAATCGGCTGGTGTAACTAAATATCTTTTATTTGCAGTAAATGATGATGTTGCATATTTTCTTGTATCATCATAATCAACTTTACCTGCAACATCTAATTCTACATTTCTTATAAATTGTCCAATAATTGTATCGCTTAAAACATTACTATCTACTTCAGTAAAGTTTCTCACTTGTGTTAAAAAATCTGAATAACTTATGGCCATTATGTAATACTCACTGTTACAGTTCCTGTTGTCATAATTAATTTTCTTCTTCTATTTTGCAAAGAAGGGTCAGCTGGTTTCATAGTGCTTATTACAACACCAGCACTTGTTAAAACACTTGCAGGTTGAGCTGTGATATAAGCAAAATTACCAGGAAGAGTTAGATTAGCCACACCAACCATTGTTCCTCCTGAATTAGATTTAGTAGTATCATTACTAGCAACTGTTTGTGGTTGTTGGAATCTTTGTGGTCTTGTGTTTTGTAAAGCAATAGCATCAGCAGTAAAATGTCTTCTTCTTATTTGAGGATGCTTAGGTTCAAATTCAGAATAATGAACTAAAGATCCGTTCCACTCTTTTACCATTTCAGTGTAAGGAAAAGCCATGCCAGATCTATCTGATATTGCTAATGATCTTTTACCTGTTGCCCATTTTGCCATTATTAAACTCCATTAGGGTAAAATGATTGAGGTGTAATATACGTAGAAGCTCTTTGACCATCTTCATCCAAAGCTCTTTTTAATTGATCTTCGTAAATTAATTTATTTTGTTGAACTAGTTCGGGTGAATTTTTCATAGCTAAGTAATAAGCTAAGCCCGCAACCATACAAGGTAAAAATCTAAATACTACATCTGCATCATTAGTGTAAGCACCTGCATCTTGTATTCTTTTAATAACATAATATTTTAAATAAGTGTAGGTGTTTAAATCTGGTGCTTGATATAAATATATTTTTGGTATTTCTTGTCTATCTACATAATATTGTGATGGTTGACCTGTAGCCAACTTATTAGGTAAAGCTGCATAAGCTGATCTATCTATTTTTGTTAAAGACACATCTTGAGTATTTACAGTATTAGCACCTGCACCAGTAGTTGAAACAAAAGCTTCTAAAACATCACTAACTCCAGAATCAACAGCATATTCAGCTTGACCTGAAACTAATTGATTCTCATGTAAGGATACTTTCCATAAATGAATACCTCTGTTGGCCCATTCCGCAAATAATAAGTTAAGGCTTGTTCTTGCTGACCTAAGACTATGACCACTTGTTGTGGCCATTCCACATCTTTCGTAAGCTTCTTGTATGATTTCTTCTATAGATAAATCAAATGTCGTAGTCCCTGAAGTTGCCATTAATATCCTTTTTACGGTTGTACAATTTCTTGGATTGTATCACTTTTTGACTAAACTTTGAAGACCTTAGGTTTTTTGCTATTAAGTTTCTTTTTAACTTGTAATTTTTTCTTTTTTTCACCTCTAGCACCTCTTAACTTACCATCTATTTGTGCAGTTATTTGTCCTCTTCCTATCGCCATTATACTAAGTCCTTTGCTTTTCCAATTATTGGTTTATATTTAGTCTTACCTTCTACTCTATGTGCAAGTAAAAATTGTTCTCGTCTTCCTTCAGGTATCCAGCTACAATGTATCCATCCCGAGTTTGGTTCCCCAGGTGTGTAATATTCGAGAATCAATTGATCTGTTTGAAGATTCTTTTTAATCCAATCAGCTACTTCAGCATTATCAACTCCAATACATTCGAAATCACAAGCCTCAGCTTTGGCATGTTGTGAATTTCTAGAGCTGCCAATAGCTAAACATAAATCTTCACTACGGAATCCTGATGTCACTTTAACTCTACCAAAATGGTCCCGCACGGGTTGTAAAATATTTTCACATAAAGCTTTTAACTTTTCTATTTGACCTGAGTTAGGATTATTATTGATACCTTTACGTATCGCTGTGTCCGATTTGATTAATTCTTGAAGAGAAAAATTTCTACTTAGATTCATTTAAAATTTTTTTAATGGCCTTTGATCCGTCTATATTTTCTTCTAACTCTGCTTTTACTTTTCCACACATATATTTAATATTATCATTTGCTGTACGTTCTGCAACCCTCTTTCCTTTAAGACAATCACTCATTGCAGGCTGTATTCTGTGTTCTTGTAATTCCCCTGCTACAAACATACAAAGTGCGACTACTGTACTAATGACCGTTTCCATTTTGTCTTACCTTATCTTTTAACTCTTCAATATCAGTTAATGCTTTTTTTAATTGTTCTCTTAAAAATTCTATGTTGACTTTGTTAGTCATATTCATTTCTTGAGTTTCTTCCATTTTCTCTACGGACTTGTAGAGATCCTCTAATAAAAAATGTTGCTCCTGATCGACAGGAACTTGTTCAGATTTTTTTAATAAATCATTTTCAAATAATTCTCTTGATGTCTCTAACGATACCAACCTCGAAGTCAGCTCTGTGTATCCGAGCACACCCATTGCTACCAGCACGATCAGGCTAGCAACCGTTTTCATCGGCATCTGCACCCGTGCCTCTTCTCCAATGTTTAATGGTTTATTACTCATCTTATAATTTTATCACCCATAAGTTTGATGTCAGGATTTTCTTTTTTATAATCATCTTTAATTGAATCCCAATAGCTTCCATCTGGTTTTTGAATTTTATCATCGGGGATTATTATACCAGAACATTTAGAAACCAAAAGTTTGAAGTTAGGATTGTTGTTCAAAGTAGGGTTTTTATTAACTTTTCCACACATTTTCATAAGCTCTAATTGTTGTTTTAGTTCCATATTTTCTTGTTGAACAGCTTTAAATTCATCAGTACAGGCTGAACCTAAATATTTTCTCCAAGTAAATCTTATACTTCTATCTTCACCATAATTGTCATAATTAGAAGAAGGAGAGTAATGCCTATAATTAGAGTCGGAATCTCTTTGGTCAATTGAAACTGACACATCGCCAGTGCTACAAGTATTAGTACCGTTGTTGAGATACTCATTTTTACTATGCGCTGGTCCACCAAACAAAGCTAGTAGAGTTAACATAATTATTAATATCGCTGTAAATCTGTAATCCATCCTGGCTATCTCCATAATACATCCTAATAATTAATTTCTCTGTTTAAATCTTTTATATCATAACTGTGTTCTCTAACTTGATCAGCTAATTGTCTGTATAAATTTTCTGCCATCTGCCATGTTGCTTCAGCAGAAGATAATCTAGTATTGATTTCAGTAATATTTTTTTGTGCTTGAGTTAAATCTCTTTGAAGATTTATTATTTCTTGTTGGTTTGAATTAATAGTGTCAGTAAGATTAACAATATAACGTACTCCTGTAAATGTCCCCACTAAAACTGAGGCCACTACAGGTACCATTACTATATTTTTCTTTAACAGATCTACTAAATTCATTAAGCATTTATCTCCAGAATATTAATTTTTTAAACCAACTTTTGACAGCTTCTATCCAATTATGGTCTAACGTTACTGTTTCCCAAACACAATCACAGAATTTACATTCTGCAATACCTCTATGTCTGTGTCCACAGTCTGTGCATATACTACTCACTATAGTAGCCCTATGATTATTAATAT